TTGGAAGATATGCAAATCACCGCATTACCTGACAACTTAAGCGTAGGAGGTTCTCTTGACTTGCGAGGTACTCAAATCACCGCATTACCTGACAACTTAAGCGTAGGAGGTCCTCTTTACTTGGAAGATATGCAAATCACCGCATTACCTGACAACTTAAGCGTAGGAGGTTCTCTTGACTTGCGAGGTACTCAAATCACCGCATTACCTGACAACTTAAGCGTAGGAGGTTCTCTTGACTTGGAAGATATGCAAATCACCGCATTACCTGACAACTTAAGCGTAGGAGGTTCTCTTGACTTGCGAGGTACTCAAATCACCGCATTACCTGACAACTTAAGCGTAGGAGGTTCTCTTGACTTGGAAGATATGCAAATCACCGCATTACATGACAACTTAAGCGTAGGAGGTTCTCTTGACTTGCGAGGTACTCAAATCACCGCATTACCTGACAACTTAAGCGTAGGAGGTTCTCTTTACTTGGAAGATATGCAAATCACCGCATTACCTGACAACTTAAGCGTAGGAGGTTCTCTTGACTTGCGAGGTACTCAAATCACCGCATTACCTGACAACTTAAGCGTAGGAGGTTCTCTTGACTTGCGAGGTACTCAAATCACCGCATTACCTGACAACTTAATAGCGAAAGCATTAATTCAGATTGAAAACAGCGGTAAGTGGTCTGTTCTTGTATCAAAATCAGAAATCAAAATCGGATGCAAAGGAAAAGGGATTTTAGAGTGGAAAGATTTCTTTAAAAACAAAAGATCTTATTCAACTGATCCTGAAAGCGAAGATTATAGAATGATTGTTCAAGACTTTGAAAATGCATTGAAGTATCACAAAGCTATTTTTAAAAAGAAATAAAATGTCAAACACCTATCGATGCTCATCAGGTGAAAGATTCACACAAACTCAAATTGATGCAAAAATAAGAGTTGCAAAAGCTAAAGTTTTAGATAATCAGCTTGATGAGTATGGATATAATTTTTGCGAGCAATGCGGTCGTAACGCATCAGGTACTCGATTAGATTGCTCGCATGATATATCAGTCAAAAAAGCAAAAGAAGAAGGTAAAACGGAACAATGCTGGAATGTAAAAAACATTGTCATCCGTTGTAGGACTTGTCACCAAAAGCATGATAAATTGAATTTACAATTTTAAAAAAATTAAAATGGAATTACTAAAAAAAATAGAAACAAAGTTCAATGAGGTAATTATCCGAACTTCTTTACTTGAAGAAATGAAAGGGATGTATTTAGCCGAAAGACTTTTAAGAACATGGTCAGAAGATTTTTTAGATGAAGATACTAGCGAGGTAGTAAGCATTGAAAGAAACGAGATTCTCTTTGATAAAGGAACTCTTTTAGACAATGATAATCTTGCCGAGGTTAATTTTTACTTACAAAGTGGAGATATAAAAGATGTTCTCGTAAGCAATCAAAAGAGAACAGGAACATCAGTTAAAAGTCAAGCGTCAGTTTATGCTGCTACAGTTCTTTCGGGTAATAAAAAGAAAAATTATTATCTCTATTCTGATTCAATTGACCTGGCTCATAAAATAATGACTGATTTTCTTGAACAAAAGTTAGAAGGTTCATTCTCCTTTACAAGCATCAAGGAAATAGGTTGTAGCACTCTTATACCAGCGGAAGAAGAAGATGCTGATAAAGATGTTTATAAAGTAGAAATTGAATTGATTTATGACGGAGATGACGAGGTAAAGCGAGTTTACATGCTTAAAGCCGGTGACGCTGAGGAAGCGAAAGATCTTATTATAAAATTCATTTCATTAAAAATGAAGGATGATACTGACGATCGAACTTTCGAAACAACAATACTTTCTGCTCAGACAATTCCATGCAAAAATATCATAGATTATCATTTCGTCAAAGAATACTTTGACAATGAAAAAAGCTAAATCATCGGTTTAATCAGAATAATAAAAACAAAGAAAAAATTAATTAATAAAATTAATTTAAAATATATTTTTTTTATTTGAATAAAGTTGTACATTTGTGAGGTAGAACGTCCACCTACGGTAAGATATAAAGGTTTTTTAACCTTAAACAACCCGAAATTAGATAGGAGTGGACGCCTTGATAGTTTCGGGTTTTGTTTTTTAAATAATTTTTAAATTATGGGAAAAATAACATAAAAATGGCAAAGCGTTTTATAGACAACGATATACTGCCTAAAGCTTTCCGCAAGCTTGACCCAAGCTTGAAGCTAACTTGGTATTATGTATGGACACATTGCGATAAGTCGGGGGTGTGGGAGATTGATGAGGATTTATTTGAGTTTGATAATGGTTTTGATTTTGATTTGAAAAATTTCAAAGAAAATTTCGCAGGACTTATAAAAATCTCAAACGAAAAAATTCTTTTAGTCGATTTTTTAAAAGTAAATTATGGTACCATTATGGCAAATTATAATCCCCATAAACCAGTTTTTAGGGATTTAATTAAAAACGACCTCAAGCTTGAACCAAGCTTGAACCAAGCTTACTTTAAGCTTGTAGATGAAGAAGAAGAAGAAGATGTATATGAAGAAGAAGATAAAGAAGAAGAAGTAAAAAAAGAAAAAAAGCCAAAAATTGAAATTGAAGAAATTAAGCCTAAAAAGATAAAAGCAAAAATTCAAAAAACAGAAGTTGTTTTTCCTTTTGATACGGAAAAATTTAAAGTTCAATGGCAATTGTGGAGGGCTTACAAAGCAAAAGAGCATAATTTTAAATACAGATCAATTGAAAGTGAGCAAGCATCGTTATCAGAGCTTTTAAATCTTTCTAATGGAATTGAAGAAACTGCGATTTTGATTATGAATCAATCAATGGCTAAAGGCTGGAAAGGTTTTTTTCAATTAAAAAATAATTACCAAAATGGACAACAGCAAACTGCAAGTTCAACAAAGCAAGCCTACGAGTTTAGCGTTGACAGGGTTATCGAGACCTACTCTAGCGATTTTGAGTGAGGATTTCCCAAGAGTAAAAAGCATTGAGTCTAAGCAAGAAATTAATGCTTTATTGAATTTCTTAACTACGATCATGAGCATAAAAATTTCGAGCCAGGAAGAGAAGTTGCAACTCGATAAGCAAATGGTTTTGATTTTAGATTTAATAAAAACCAAGTTTGGGAGCTTAACAGTTCCAGAGATAAAAGAAGCTTTTAAAATGTATGTTGCCAATGAATTTCCAGAGCTTAAAGTTTTTAGGATGTTAGATTGCATTTTAGTTGCAGATGTTCTTAATGCTTTTAAAGAATTTAGAAATGAAAGTTTAAGAACTTATGAATTTAAAAAACAAAAAATTTTAAATGAACCACAAGCAATGTCAGAGGAAGAAAAAAATAAATATCATCTCGAGCTATTAAGAAAAGTTTTTGATGATTTAAAAAAAACAGGATTTAGCTCTGAAGCATGGTGGTTTTATGAAGATATAGAAAAAAAAGGCTTAATAACTATTTCGGCCAAGGAGAAAAAAGAAATGTATGCTAAGCAAGCTCAGATTTATTTAGCCGAAACTATTAAAGAAACTACACAAAGGCATTTTCATTCAGTAAAAACGGTAATATATGATATTAGAAACAAAATTGATAAAGGCAAAATAATTGGCCTAGTTGCCAATAAATGTAAAAACATTATCTTAGCTGATTTTCTTAAAGACTACCTAGAAAACTTTGAAGATTTTAAAAAAATATTTGATTAATAAAAATGAAAAATAACAATAAATCACCTCACAATTATAAAGAATTTTTAGAAAATAAAATAGTTGTTGCAGAAAGTTACGGAACTATAATTGACAAAAGCAAAATAAATAAAATTTCATTACCTCATCAAAAAGATATAATTCATTGGGCAATAGCTGGCGGTAGACGTGCCATTTTTGCCAGTTTCGGTTTAGGAAAAACATTGATGCAACTTGAAATCGCCAGGTTAATAATTGAAATAACCGGAAAGCCTTTCTTAATCTGTATGCCTTTAGGAGTTGTGGGAGAGTTCAGAGATGATAATGATCTTTTAAATACCGGTTATGAAATAAAATATATAACCGATACAACTACAGTAGATACCAGCGAGAATGCAATTTATGTTACCAACTATGAACGTGTTCGCAAAGGAGATATTAAGCCAGAATACTTTGGCGGTGTTTCATTTGATGAAGCTTCAATTCTTAGAAATTTAAAAACAGAAACAACAAATTACGTTTTAAAACATTTCGGCAGCATCAATTATAGATTCGTTGCAACTGCAACTCCAACTCCGAATGATTTCATTGAAATATTAAACTATGCTGACTTCTTGGGAGTAATTGACAGAGGTCACGCTCTTACAAGATTCTTTCAAAGAGATTCAACAAAAGCTGGACATCTTACTCTTTACGAAAACAAGAAAGAGGAGTTCTGGAAATGGGTATCATCATGGGCAGTTTTCATTAACAAACCTTCAGATCTCGGATATGACGATACTGGCTACAATCTCCCGAAGTTGAACTTTCACGAAGTTGAAATTGATAATACTGCAGAAGGAGTTGTGACCAATAAAGAAGGTAAAATTGTTTTGTTTAAAGATACGACCAAAAGCCTTGTTGATACATCTCGAGAGAAAAAAGAAAGCATTGATATTAGAGTTCAGAAAACATTTGACTTAGTAAATAAAAATCCCAACGATAATTGGATATTATGGCATCATCGGGAATCTGAAAGAGATGCGCTTGAAAAAAAATTTAAAGACTTTGATTTAAAATCAGTTTACGGAGCTCAATCAAATACTGAAAAAGAAAACCTGCTAATTGATTTTAAACATTCGAAGTTTAAAATACTTTCCACAAAGCCGGAGATAGCCGGAAGTGGTTGCAATTTTCAACATTCTTGCCATAATATGATTTTCGTCGGTATAGACTATAAGTTTAACAACTTTATTCAGGCAATACACCGATGCTACAGGTTTAAACAAGATAAAGAGGTAAATGTATATGCAATTTTCACAAACAACGAAAGAGAAGTGCTTAAAACGCTTAAAGATAAATGGCGTAAGCACATTGAACTTCAAACAGAAATGATAAATCTGGTCCGTGAGTTCGGACTAAAGATAGACAAAATTACAGCAGATATGAAAAGACAAATATTTAAAAATAAAAGAAGTGCGAAAATTGGTAATGCAACTGTTTTCAATGATGACACTATTAATGTTCACGAAGAAATGGCCGACAATTCAACCGATATGATTCTGACTTCAATTCCTTTCGGGGATCATTATGAATACTCAGACAACTATAATGATTTTGGTCACAATAACGGTAACGAAGAATTCTTTAAACAGATGGATTTTTTAACTCCGAATTTGCTAAGAACCTTAAAGCCAGGCAAAATCGCTGCAATTCACGTTAAAGACAGAATTCGTTATTCATACCAGAATGGAACGTCATTTACTACAATCGATGATTTCTCAGGGAAAACAGTAGCACACTTTTTAAAACATGGTTTTTTTCTTGTCGGAAAAATTACGGTTACAACCGATGTTGTTCGTGAAAACAATCAAACGTATCGTCTGGGATGGTCAGAACAATGTAAAGATGCAACTAAAATGGGAGTTGGCCTTCCTGAGTATGTTTTGCTTTTCAGAAAGCGACCAAGTGAAATGAACAACGCTTATGCGGATGAGCCATGTGTTAAAACAAAAGAAGAGTATTCAGTTGACAATTGGCAGCTCGATGCTCATGCTTACTGGAAATCATCTGGAGATAGATTTATGAGTTCTCAGGAACTTTCTACAGCTGAGATGAAAACAGTTTTCAATAAGTGGAGAGAGTTCGACAAAAATAACATTTACAATTTTCAGGAGCATTTAAAAATTTGCAACGATTTAGACAAAGCCGGAAAGCTTAGCCGATTGTTTATGACTATACCGCCAACCTCGCCAAGTGATTTTGTCTGGACAGACGTAAACAGAATGCTGACTTTAAACGCTAATCAGGCAAACAGAAAAAAAGAAAAGCATATTTGTCCACTTCAATTAGATATCATCGAAAGATTAATTAATCGATTTACAATGAAAGGCGATGTTGTTGATGATCCTTTCGGCGGTTTATTTTCTACGGCATACAAAGCACTTGAAATGGAACGTAAAGCTATATCTGCGGAGCTTAATCCCAACTATTACGATGATGGTCTTTTTTACCTGAAATCAATTGAGTATAAAATAAATGTTCCAACATTATTTGATTTGGCTATTTAACTGATTAAAATAAATAAATTAAACCGTATGAAATTCATTCTAAACAGTAAAATGACATGATTGAAATAAAAGGCAAAAAAGTATCAGTTTGCGCGCATATAAATTTTAGTGTTTGCCAAAGTGATGTTATAAATGCTGGTTTTTTTTTGACATCAGATATTAAAAAATTAAACATAACATTTAATACTAAAAATATGGAATTTATCGACGGAGAATTTGAATATGATTTAAAAGCTAAAAAAAAATTAAAAACTTACCTATGAAAATTCTAGTTCCTTTTAGCGGTGGAAAAGATAGCCAGGCAACATTGATATGGGCGTGTGAGAGATACGGAGTTAAAAATATTACTGCTGTGTTCTGTGATACTAAATGGGAACATGAATTTAACTACCAGCATATAAAATATATAGTCAATAAATTGGGAGTTGAATTTGTTAACTTGGTTTCAAAGAAGTATGACGGATTTATAGGGCTGGCAAAGGAAAGAGGTATGTCATCATCGGGGAGAAGAATCTGCACCATCGAGTTGAAAGTTGTTCCGATGATTGATTACGTTCTAAGCCTGAAAGAACATTGTTTAATTATTCAGGGAATAAGAGCTGATGAATCTGCCAGCAGAGCATTGATGAAAGATGAGTGTACTTTTTTTAAATATTACTTTCAGCCTTATAAAACTAATTCAACAGTTAAAGATCAACTCGAAACTGTTCTAAGTGAAAAAGGATTTTTGTCTTATGCTCAAAAAACGAAATTAGCCAAAGTAATGGATAGATTGAAGTTAGGAAAAGAAGATCCTAAGTTTCACACCTACCGAAAGAAAGATGTTTTTGCTTTCAATAACAATTACAGTCACGATATCATAAGACCTTTTTTCTTTTCATCTGCAATGGATGTGATAAGATTTTCTTTAAATCGAGGTTTTGCAATAAATCCTCTCTATTTTTTAGGGTACTCAAGGGTTGGATGTTTTACTTGCATTATGGCTACTAAGAATGAAATGCATTTGATTATAACAACCGACCAAGAGACTGTAGATAAAATATTGAATTTAGAGTATTTGGTTGGTAAAACTTTTTTTTAAGCCTGATTATGTTCCTAAAAAGTATCGACGTGGTTTTGATCATAAGTCAGGAAAGAAAATAGCTAGAATGATTGATGTTGTTGAGTATTTAAAGGAAAAACATGCTACGCTTGATTTGTTTAAAGATGATAAAGAATTAAATGGTTGTAAGTCTGTTTATATGATTTGCGAGTAAGAATTTAAAAAACCAATAATATGAAAACAATATTAGCATTTACAGTAAAATACTGTGTTAGAAACGCAAATAAAACCTTTAAAATAAAATAAGCAAAATATATGAACATGTAAATAAAGAAAAAACTAAAATGATTAATTCGATGAGACAACATTAAGAAATCAATTTAGCAATTAAGGCTTAAATATATGGAAGAGAGTTAATCAGTAGCCAAGTGAATAATAGTAGCTTGGTTTTCGTGTTTTTAATACTTAAGTGTTAAAGTTATGTTAAAATGTAAATTATTTGTTTTTTATGTGAATAATTGACTTATATTTGTACTCAGATAACAATAAATAAAAAAAATAAAAATTATGAAAAATTTCACAGTAGTATCCGAAGGAATGATTAAAACAAATGTAATTGCGTTTTCAAAAGAAGATGCAAAACAAAATGTAATGAAACAAATATCATTACATTGGTCTCAAATTTTATGGATAGAAAGAACAAAATAAAAACTATGAAAGAACTAATAAACGACCTGATTGAAAAGTCAGGTCTATCACACCAAGAATTTGCACAAGCCGTATGTATATCAACATCGAATTTAAGCAATAAAAAAAAGTGCAGACATATAGATCATGAAAAATTAATTTCTTGGGCTAAAGCGTTAAATATTGCTTCGGTGGAAGCGTGGATAAAAGGAACACACATAACTATTAAATGTCAATAAAATGTTAAAATGGAAATTATTTATTGTTTATATAAAGTTTATTCGTATCTTTGATAAACAATTGCAACAAAGCAGTTGTATTAAAAACAGATAATTATGGAACCGAAAAAAGACATTGATCAATTAATTCTTGAAACACTGGCATCAGGGTATGAGCAAAAAGAAATTCATGACCACTTTAAAAAAATGGGTATTAAGCCAAACAGTGTAAGCCTGATTGAAAAAAGAATCAAGGCCATGAAAGCCGAATACAGAGCTAAAACATTATTTCAACTGGCTTTAATTGTAAAACGTAAAGGATTAATATAAAAAAAAATCCTAAGCAAGATTTAAAACTGCTTAATTTATAGTAAAATTAATTTAAAAATCAATTAAAAAAAATTTATCATTATGAAAAAAGAAAAATTTTACATCATTCGAACTTATTCAGCAGGCGTTTGGTTTGGCAATATCAAATCATTACAAGGATCAATTGCAATTATTACAAACGCTCGTAGATTGTGGTATTGGAGTGGAGCTGCATCATTGAGTCAATTAGCGACAGAAGGAACTAAAAGACCGAATGACTGTAAATTTACTATTACAATTGAAGACGAAGAAGGAGTTTACTTACCGCAAGTAATTGAAGTTTTACCATGCACAGAAGAATCTATTGAAAACATTAAAAGCGTAAAAGAGTGGAAGATTTAATTAAAAAATTCTTAAACATAGAGGTTAATTCTGGCTCTGGCTCTGGCAATGGCAATGGCTCTGGCGATGGCTCTGGCAATGGCTATGGCTCTGGCTCTGGCTCTGGCTATGGCTCTGGCTCTGGCTCTGGCTCTGGCGATGGCGATGGCGATGGCTCTGGCTATGGCTCTGGCTCTGGCTCTGGCTCTGGCGATGGCGATGGCTCTGGCTATGGCTATGGCTCTGGCGATGGCGATGGCTCTGGCTCTGGCTCTGGCAATGGCGATGGCTCTGGCAATGGCTATGGCTCTGGCTCTGGCTCTGGCTCTGGCTATGGCTCTGGCAATGGCTATGGCTATGGCTATGGCGATGGCGATGGCGATGGCTCTGGCGATGGCAAAATAAAAACAAATAAATATCTTAAGGGGGGAATTAAAAAACAAATTCATGTATTAGATGTTTTTAAATCTAAAAAAGTCTATTACATAGATGATATTCCTTGTCTGTTCATTTCAATAAAAAACAATATTGCGAAGGTAAATTTAATTAAGGACGATTTTAGCTTTGATTTGTGTTTTGTTGCTAAAATTGGTAATTTATTTGCTCACGGTAAAACAATAAAAGAGGCTTTAAAATCAGTTAACGATAAGTTTTTTAGCTCAATTTCCATTGAAGAAAAGAAAAAAGAATTTATTAAAAAATTCAAACTTTCAGATATTGTTGAAAACAGCATATTTTTTCAGTGGCATCATTTATTAACTGGAAGCTGTGAATTGGGAAGATTAAATTTTATTGAATCAAAAGGTATTTCATTGAAAGAAAAAATGTCTGTTTCAGAGTTTTTAAATCTTACAAAAAACGAATACAACAGTTCAATTATTAATGAAATATTGTTCGAATTAAATAAAAATAGTAGCATATAATTTAAAACTAAAATTAATACTTACCATGTACACAGAAGCAAAAGTCAACATTGACGAAAGAATTGAAAAAGGACTTACTAAATTTTTCAAAGATAAAAAACAAGCTAAGGATTTAGCAGATAAAACAAACAGCTATGTTTACGAAGTTTTTGAAGATGAAATTTCCACAGATAAAAAAGGCAGAGAAATAATAATTTCATCGTTCGCTGGATATGGCGTGCCTAAGTAAAATAAAAAAAACCAAGGCGGGTGAAAATCCCGCTTTAAAATTATTATGAAAGGAAATTATTTAATAAGTACGGACGCATGGTTTTACGCCCCAGATGGTAAGCAGTATAATGCTGTTTAGGGAAATACTGAAATTGTAAGCGATTCTATTTTAGGAATAAAAACAAATCAAAGATCGAGTAACTGGTTTGCAAAAATTGGTAATGAACAAAATCATGTTATAGTTGCAGGATGTCAAATACACTATGCTGTTAAATGTGAAATTAAACCACAGGATGGGGATGTGACTGAAAGTAGACTGCATGAAGGAGAATTTAAAGACACTATTAGACATTGTCAAATTTATATAGCGGAATAATTAATTAATATATGACCTGCAACTTAATAGTTGTGGGCTTAAAAATTTTAACTTTAAATAATAAATAAACATGGATTTAAAAGAACAATTAGAAAGCAATGGTTTTAAATTAGAAATTGAAGACAATGGTATTTTTCAACAATATGTAAAAATTGTTGGAGAAGAACAAGTAAAGCATTTGGTATTTGCTATTACTCCAATTCAAGAAGTATTTGTTTGGATTCCAGAAAATCACAATGCAGAAGATGATGATCCACTACAGGATGGAGTAAAAATAATTTTAGATGTAGATAGTGTTGAAAAAGCTATTTTAGTAACTGAATGTATAGCAGGTCTAGATTTTGATTTTTAATTTTATCCCCCGACTTACATCGGGGTTTAATTTTTTTTGTTATATTTGAATTTATGAAAAAAAGTTTAGCAATTTACATAAGCAATTACAATGCTATCGGAGGTGTTGAGAGATCAATAGAGAATTTCTGCAAAAGAATGCATTTGCACTATGATGTTACATTTATTTTTGATTGGGTTGAAGATCAGAAAATGTTAATTGAAATTTCGGAAAACGCAAATGTGATAAAGATCGACCGAAACAAAATTTATGATTTTGATTATGCAATAATTTCGAGTGCGTGGGGATATTGTCCTTATAAAAATATCCAAGCTAAAAAATTCATACAGATAATTCATGCCGATTATAGACAAGTAATGTCGATGTGGAATTTCAAATACGTTAAAAATGAAAAGACAACGCACCACGTTTGCGTTGGACAAACTGTAAAAGAAGGATTTGAAGAAGCTACCCCTTATAAATGCGATGCAGTAATATATAATTTACTGGATAAAAATATTAAATTAGGAAAAAAGCCAAAAAACAAAAAACTAAATTTAATTACGGTTTCGAGGCTTTCGCAGGAAAAAGGTTTTAAAAGAATGCTTTTGCTCGCAAAGGAGTTAGAACTGAGAAAGATTCCTTATACGTGGAATGTTTACGGAAATTTAAAAACAAGTTCGGCAAATAGTATTTTAAAAAGCTTTCAAGGAATTGAGAATGTTGTATTCAAAGGAATAACCACAGAGCCGATAAAAGAAATCAATAAAGCGGATTACCTGGTACAGCTTTCAGACTCGGAAGGTTTTGCTTATTCTGTTTACGAAGCCATGCAAACAAATACGCCATGTATAATCACTCCATTTTTAAGCGGCCAAGAACAAATAAAAAACGGAGTGAATGGCTACATCATCGACTTCGAAATGAAAAACATTCCTTTTGAAGAAATATTGAAAAAAGATTTGTCGGTTAAGAAGTTCGAAGAACTAGGTAAGGAAGAAGATTGGATAAAGCTTTTAGAAAATGAATAAAACATATACACTTAAGGTTCTATATCCTTTTTCGGATATGCAGGAAAACTTAAAAAGAAAAAAAGATGATGTGTTTGAATGTTCTGAAAAAAGAGCATTAGAATTGATTGAATTTGAAAAATACAAATTAGTTGAAATATTATCTATAAAAAAATGGGAAGAAATAAGAACATAGAAACTCCAGATAAAATGTGGGAGTACTTTTTGGCTTATAAAGCAGAGATAAAAAATAATCCTATTATTGGTGTAGAGCAGAAGAGAGGAAATTCAGTTTTACCAAAAGACATCTCTAAAATTGAAAAAGATACTTTAAACAAAATACTTAATCCTGTTGTGCAATTGCCAATCCAAAGACCTCTTACAATGGAAGGTTTTGAAAATTGGTTAGAGGACAACGAAATAACAAGCAATCTATCTAATTATTTAGCAAATTCTAATAATTCTTACTCTGAATTTTCAAGCGTCTGTTCGCGCATAAGAAGAAATATACGTCAGGATCAGATCGAAGGGGGTATGGCTGGAATATATAATCCGTCAATTACACAAAGACTTAATGCTCTTGTAGACAAATCAGAAGTTACAGAAATAAAAGAACAGCCATTGTTTGATTAAATATGTTTAAAAGTACCACATCTATAAAAAAACTAAGGGCAATGACTGCTCGTAAGAAAGTGGTACAAGGCGGTACAAGCGCAGGAAAAACTTACGGCATACTTCCAGTAATTACCGATAAGCTAATTAAGCAATCAGGATTAAAAGCTACGGTAGTGGCTGAAACTTTACCAGCCGTTAAAGAAGGAGCTGTAGATATTTTCAAAGCTTTTATGTATGATACCAATAGATGGATTGAAAAGCATTGGAATGCATCTAGTTTGACTTATACTTTTTCTTCTAGAAGCAGAATTCAATTTAAAAGTTTCGATTCAGTCGGTAAAGCCAAATCAAGCGGTAAGCGTGATATTTTGTTTTTGAATGAAGCTAATCATATTGCTTTTGAAATTGCAGATGCTTTAATGATTCGTTCTACTGAGACTTGGATAGACTTTAATCCAGACAATAAGTTTTGGGTACACGATGAAGTATTGACATCTAAAAATTCAGATTTCTTATTATTGACCTATGAAGATAATGAGGCTTTAAGTTCGGAAACTTTAGAAGATTTAATAGAAAAAAAAGAAAAAGCATTTTACAATATAAATCTTCCAAATCCAAAGATTTTTGAAGAATCAAACATAAAATCAGAATATTGGGCTAATTGGTGTAAGGTTTATATTTATGGCGAGATTGGCAATTTAGAAGGTGTTATATTTACTAATTGGAAAATAATTGATAATTTACCTGCAGATGCAAAATATATTCGATCTGGTTTAGATTTCGGCTTTACAAATGATCCTACGACTTGCATTGATAAATATATTTATGAAGGTCAGCCAATATACGATGAAATATTATACGAAAAAGGATTGACCAATGGGGCAATTGCTAAAATAGTATCTCAAGGTTTTAAAAGAAATATCATAGCAGATAGTTCAGAACCTAAGTCAATAAAAGAGATACAGGGTTATAAGGTAGATATCGAAGGAGCTGTCAAAGGTCCTGATTCTGTAAAATTCGGAATACAAACTTTACAGGAAAAAGAATTCTTAGTAACCGCAAGAAGTTTGAATTTAATCAATGAACTTAGAAAATATCGCTGGATTAAATCTAAAGACGGTAAAAATATAAATGTTCCTATAGATGCTTTCAATCATTGCATTGACCCTATGAGATATATAAATGAGCAAGATGTTTTGAAACCAAAAGTAAAGCGTAAAGGCGGAGGTGTATTCTAAAAAAAAACGGTGAAAAGTAAAATATACTAATCACCGTTTTTAGAAAATAATCAATTCAAATAACAAATCAAGGACACCCACTTGAAAAACCTAAAGCATAGCAAATATAAAATAAAAATTAATGCTAAACCAAAATTTATCCCAAATAAATCAAGAAGATTTTAATTTTCTTGTAAAGAACGGAACGCGTTCGAGTAAATTGTTTAATTTTGATTTTGAAAGTATAATTTTTTTTTCATGGGGATTTGTAAAAGAAGAACTTCCAGAGCTCTTTGTGAAAAATGATTTTGAAAAATTATTATTTTTAATGCTTAAAGAAAGAGGGATTAATTATTTCTTAGAGGACATAAAGAAAATTCCAATACATAAAGCCATGGAATTAATTCTTTGGATAATTGACGAAATGAAAAGCATTGCGGAGTTAGAAATGAATTTTCTAAAGTCAGATCCTGATGTAAAGATGCTGCAAGCTGGCATTAATGAGTTAGATCAATTTGGAATAAAAAATACTTTGGATAATTTAAGCGGCGGAGATGTTTTAAAATATGATTTAATCAGAAAATTAAAATACCATGAAGTCTTTGATAAGCAATATATGGAAGTAGTTAAATCAAGAATAGAAAAAAAACGATCAACAATAAAATAAAAATAGTTATGGATTTGAAAAAAAAATTAGATACAGGAGTTTATTATGACGTAACAGTTATTGAAAAGAAAGACGTTTATGATGCTATTGGTTTTTGGGAAGGAGAGGTTTCGATAGATCTTCCCGAAGGAAATTCTTTTTCAAAATTTTTAAAAGACGAATATCTTAAACAATTTACTCGAAATATGGAAGTAGGTAAGAAATATAAGATAGGATTTACAATAACTGAATTATAATGGATGTATTAAAAAAAAATATTGAGAGTTTCTTATTAAATTGTGAATTTGAAAAAATAAATGATAACGAATTTTCAAATGATTTCGGAACTATAATTATTGAAGAATGGGAGCATATGGAGGTTCTAATCAAAATCATGCAATTAGGAATAGAATTGCATAAAGAAAGCGAAGAAGAATTTAAACACCAAAAATTATAAAAAACATATTTTAATGGAAACATTTATAGGATTAATAATATTTATATTGGCAGTTATATTGTTTTTAAATTCAAATGACGGCACTAATGGATGTTGTTAAATTTTTTAAAGATCAAGTAGACATCTGGAACGATGAAAATAAATGCGCTTTATGTTGGGATTTTTCTGCGCCATTGGTCCAGTCTCAAATAAATATAGTTCAACCTGAAAGCGAAGAACAGGCATGCTGCGTAAAGGTGTTCCTTACCGATATTAAGTTTAAGGAAACGAAAACAAGAGATCCTAAAACAACTTTTATAACAGCAAAAACTTGTGTATGGAATTTCACGGTATGGTATTTAATCGAATCGCCTTTAGGTGTCAATAATTATAATGAAATCAAAGGGTATGATGTTTCGGAAAGCAAATGGAATGAGATATTTTACCCTATCATTAATTGCGTTGGTTGCGATAATATTTTAGATACCTGCGGAATACTTGGAATTTCGAATGTGCTAGTTGATATGGTTGGAGATGCTGTTTTAGTACACAATTATTTAGATAGCAATTATAACGGCTGGAAAGTAAACTATAGTTTTACACAAATAACTTAGGAATGCCAATAGATATCGGTATACCGGATGAAATTATCATATCCACAATGCAAGGTGTCATTGATAATTTCCTTAAGCCTAAGTTCATTTCATTAGGTATGAATGCTTCGGGTAATTGGATTAATTCATTAGAGCCGCGTGTTGTAAATGGCAACGGTGAAATATGGGGCATGAATTATAGTTACTGGTTAGCCAACGGAAGAAAACCAGGCAAAGCGCCTCCGATATCTGCATTAATGCCGTGGGTAACTGCTAAATTCGGAGTATCTGGAAATGAAGCTAAAGGCATTGCATTTGCAGTTGCGAATAAAATAAAAAATGAAGGTACGAGCTATTATCCTGAGGGCACAGATTTACTAGCTATACTAAATTCGGAAGAAGTTAAAAATTATATATATTCTCAATTTCAGATAGCTTTTGAATCTGAAATAAATAAAATTTTAATAAAGCAGCTACATGATAATTTCCCATGATTTAAATAGTAACGGTTATTTGATTAATAATGAAATCTGTCTTAATATTAAAGCAGATGAAGATGTGACTTATTTTAAAATCATTTTCACAAATCTTGGAAATGGCAAAATAAGCACTTCTTTCATTTCTTATGCCGATCAATCAAATAGCGTATTATTAAACATACAGTCAATAATAAAATCTTTGTTTTCCGTGCCTAATGGACAAACAAACAACACTGCAAAGATTAAAATTTCTATAACTGCAAACAATGGTACCAATCTTACTTTTGTAAAAGATTTTGTCAGAGGGGGAAATCGAGTAAATGAAACCAATCAAACAATATCGCCAAATCAAAATATAAGACTTTCTGAAATGCTTCCAGTATGGTCGGGATTTCCGACATACGATTATTTTCTAAATTCAGATTATATAATTGAAGAAAAAAACATTTCCGAAATAGATAAAATAGATTATAGAAGATTTAAAGGCTGCAATAATATTTATCTGAAATTCCTAAATCAAAAAGGAGGCTATTCTTATTGGCTGTTCGAAAGCTATTTAGAAAAAGAAACAAACAGTCCTGTAGGCTATTTGGACAATCTTTTAGACTTAGGTCAGGAAAGTAAAAGTGATCTTCAAGTATATTCTAAAATACCTAGAGAGTACAGACAATATGCATTTGATTTAATTGTGTCTCCAGATGTTTTTGCGTACCAAAATGGAGCATGGAAAAAAATATTCATGAAGTCTAATAATTTAGAACGAGACAATTTGAAAAGAGTATATTCAGTTACTTTGAATATTGATCTTAATTATAGATTCAATCCTACTTTGCTATGGTCGAATTAAAAGTTAATAATTTGCCTGTAGAGCTGCCTAAAGGCACTAATGTAAAATACACTAAACAAATATCAGATATATTTGATTTGGCTAATGTGGCCTGTTCTTTTACGAACAGCTTTGAATTTGACAAAACACCAGCCAACACTCAAGCTATGCAGTTTCTTGGAATATCCGGAGATAATTCCAATATCCCATATATTAAAAATGAAACAGTTTTGAAAATTAATGGATTTGATTTAATTTCAAAGGGATGGTTTAATATTTCAAGTACTGATGATAAATATAAAGGATCTGTTATTGACGGAATGATTGACTTTTTCAAGGCCATTGAAAATAGAACCATGGGTAAGGATTTGGATTTGACTAATTTTAATCATCAAAAAATACTTGATACTGTTGTGGAATCTTTTAGCAATGAATATTATCAATATATCATTGCCGATTATGGAGGTAAGGTAAAAAACTTTGACGCGATAAATATTGATTATTTAGCTCCTTGTTTTTCGGTGAAAAAACTTTGGGAATTGATTTTTTCTACTTTTAATTTTAATTGCGATTATTCAAACCTATCGTATTTGGATAATTTATATTTGACTTATCCTAAAGATACTGCTCAGGAAAAACAAGATACTTTAATTGCTAAATTAAGCAAAACAGAATATAAATCTCAATCTATTATAAGTGTTGCGGGTGTATCACAACCAAGTCAATTCTATTCGTGGTACCCTTACGAAATCACACAAGGAGAACTTATGCCAGGAGACTGGAAATTTGTTGTGCCTTCTAAATCATCTTACTTTTTTGATTTTCAAATTGAAATGTATGTAACTTATAGAAGGCCTAATTATTACAATCCTAATGTTGATGTATCTGTAGAGATTTTAAAAAACGGAATTAGGATAGGGGGGTATAATTCGCCTTACAATGAAGGTACGGATGAGGTAATTGTTGGAGAAAAAAGAGAAATACAATTCACAGAACAATGTGAAGCAGGAGATGTAATTGAGGTTAAAATTTTCGCGCCCCAAACTCTACAGTTTAGAAATAGGAATTATAGATGTTGTGAGTGGAATCACAAAAAAACGGAATTTAAAATATATAAAACAGATTTAGGTACCACTAATTTAGAAAATGAATTAAAAGACTTCCTGATAAAAGATTTTATAAAAGAAATTATATGGCGTACCGGATTAACTCCTTTATTGGATAAAGACACTAAAACAGTTTATTTCAAAACATTAGATAGTCGTGTTGATTTCAATAATGCACAATATATGTCACATACATTTGTTAAGCGATCTTCTGAAACTTACACAAATGAATATGCGCAAAAAAATATTTTCAAGCTAAAAAAAAATAATGAATCTGATAATTCTGGCGATGGATATTTATATGTGTATAATCGAAACTTAGAAGATGAGAAAGTAATTGTACAATCTAAAATATATTGTCCAGATTTAAAAATAGTTACTGATATTTCTGGGTTTTCCACAAATCAATATAAGATTTGGGAAAAAGAAATAAAGGGAGTTGAAAATGGAATTGTGCAAATAGAATATAAGGGATTGTCTGGAAGATTCTTTTTTATACGAAAACAAAATATACAGGGTAATTTTACACTTTCGTCTGATAAATTAAATGATCAAATAATTGTTTCGGAAATACCAGCAGGTATAAATACAGATACATTGTTCGAAGAGGCTATATATAAAAATTATTCTGAATATCAAAAAATATTTGTTAATTTTAGAATACACAATATAGAATTGGCACTAACTGAAAATGATTTTATAGGATTAGATTTGACAAGACCAGTATTTTTTAAACAAGAAAATGCTTATTATATTTGCAATAAAATTAATTTTGAAGAAGGCAAGAATTCAATAGGGGAATTTATAAAAATAAACAAAATTTAGAATGGCCGGAGAAGTAATAAATTTAGCGACATTTAGTTTAGACACTAAAAAACTTGTAGATAACCTTAGTGATCTTCAAGACGCTTATTTTGATTTGAAAAAAGAACAGAAAAGCTATGCAGATCAATCAAAAGAAGTCGCAAAAGAAATAGAAAAATTAGAAAAAGCGCAAAAGCTTTTAACTTCTGCTGCTGGAGATAATTCCGAAGCCATTGAAAAAAACGAAAAAGAATTACAAGATTTACTTAAAACTCAAAGAGAATTATTCAAAGCCGAGCAAAACACGGCTACTCAAATGAGTACCGTAAGAAAAGAACTTAATCAAACAACTAACCAATTAAAAGCATATCAAGATGCAGAGGCTAAAACAAAGTCTTTAATTGATCTTGGTAACGAAGCGTTAAATAGGCAGATAAAAAATAAAAATGATGCCAAGGCGGCTAATATTGCTTTGAACAATGTAAGCAATCAGCTTAACCCTAATATAGCTGAAGAAGCTGAATTATTGAAAAAAGTAAATGCTCAAATAGATTCTAATACTGCATTTGTAAAAGAGAATAGTTCTGAAACTGCAAAACAGAAAATGAACGTTGGGAATTATCAAAGTGCATTAGAAGGTGTAGATGCTGTATTGGAAAAATTTGGCATAAATGGACAGCAGGCTAGAACTGTTGTTCAAGGATTCACATCTACAGTTTCTAAAGCCAGTTCAGATATTGTGAATTATACTAATTCAGCTATACAAGCTACTGCTTCTACTTTAGGTTTTAGAACATCTTCACAATTAGCAGCTCAATCTCAATCTGTTCAAACAGCAACTACTGATGCTCAAGCGGCTTCTAACGTTGTTTTAGCAACAACTACGGAAGGTGTTGCTGTTGCTACAGCTACTTCAACTATCGGGTTAAAAGCATTTACAATAGCTCTTGCATCCACAGGAATTGGACTTATAATTATTGCGTTAGGTGCCCTTTTTTCTTATTTAAAAGATTTAGATCCTTTATTAGATAAAATAGAACAAGGTTTCGCAGCTGTTGGTGCTGTAGTGAGAGTATTGGGTCAGGCAATTGCTACATTGTCATTTGATAATTTAGGAGAGAGCATGAGTAAGGCTGCTTCTGAGGCTATAGCTTTGAAAGAAGCTCAACAGGATTTAGCTGATTTACAGAATAGCCAAGAAGTTGCAAATGCAAAAGCATCTCAACAATATGATGAACTTATTTTAAAATCAAAAAATAGAACACTCACGGAAAAAGAAAGAATATCTTTTCTTCAACAAGCAGAGAAAATTGAAACAGCTAATTATAAACAAAGATCTGCATTAGCGCAAGCAGAATTGAACAATGCTTTGAAAGCTGCTCAAATAAAAGGTCAGTTATCTGATAATGAATTGAAGAAATTGCAAAGAAATACACTCGCTTATGGTACTTATTTGCTTAATGCTGGAAAAATCACAGAAGCAGAGCTTGAAGGATTGAAAAAAGCAGAGTTAGGTAAAATCGCTATTGATGCAGAAAACACTAAAAGATTAGAAAAAAATCAAAATGCCCAAGATAAATTAGCGGAAGATGCGAAAAACAAAAGAGATAAAGCCGAACAAGATAGAATCGCAAAATTAGAAAAGAAAAAACAACAAGATGAAAAACTTTTAGATGATTTAATAAAAAATTCAAGAACTGAAATTGATTTATTTGTTGAGAAACAAGGATTTAAAAAGAAATCTTTGGAAGAGGAATATAATTTTAATAAAGAACTTTTTGATAAAGAAAATAAAGATATTGAGCTTCGTCTTTCAAAAGGAAAAATTACAGCCAAAGAAGCGGAACTTGAAAAGGAAAAATTAAAAAATGATTTCGCTAAAAAAAATGCTGAGCTAGTAATTGACAATGCCGAGTTAGAATTGAATGCTCAAATAGAAAAAAATCAAAAGATTTTAGACGGAGATAAATTTCTATCAGATGAGCAGTTAAAAATAAAACAGCAGGCTTTTGCAGATCAATTAAAAGCAGAACTAGAATTCCAGGCTATAAGATTAGCTAATGCAGAAATTAATCAGGCTGAATATAATGCGGCTATTGAAAAAATCAATGCTGATTATGAGATTAAAAAAGAAGAATTAGCAATTAAGAAAAAAGCTGATGATCAAAATAAAGCTTTAATTGATTTAGAAAATAAAAAGATTGCTAATGAAGAAAATTTTCTTGCTCAAATAGAAATAGAAAAAGAGCAAAATAAAATAAAACTAGAGCAAGAACTTGCAGCTGCTAAAACAACAGGAGCGGAAACACAAGCTATAAAAGACAAGTACGCGGAACTAGATAAAGAAATTGATCAAAAGAAAAGAGATGCCCAGGTTCAATATGCGGCTGATACATTTGGAAATATAGCTCAAATGTTAGGTGAAAATTCAAAAGCTGGAAAAGCGGCCGCAATTGCACAAGCCACTATAAATACATATCAGGGTGTGAGTGCTGCATGGATGGCACCGGCTGTATTGCCACAACCTTTTGATGCAATTTCAAAAGTTGTAGCCTCTGGAATTGCTTTGGCATCTGGTTTAAAAGCAGTAAAAGAAATAAAGTCTACTAAATCTCCGACAATTAAAAAACCTAGTTATGCAACAGGTGTTATTGGATTAAGAGGATTAGGTTCTGGAACTAGCGATAATATAAATGCAAATCTATCCGCAGGTGAAAGTGTGATAAACGCAAAGTCTACTGCTATGTTTGCAAATGAATTAAGCGCAATTAATCAGGCTGGCGGTGGAGTTGGTTTAAATGGTGCAAGTAATATTTTAAATCAAAACTCAATAGAAAAAAATGTAAATAATTCTCAATTGGCTTCTATGATTGCGGAAGCAGTAGCCATTGGAGCGGAAGTCGGAACAAGCAAAGGTGCTAAATCTGGAATAGTTAATTTAAGCGATAACAGAAAAATAATGTCAGATGCAAAGTTTTAGAAAAAAAATAATTTCTTTGAAAAAATCAGGAATTGACCCTTTGGTAGAAGGTGTTTCCAATTTTAAAATAGAAAATAAAGAAGCAGAAGCATTGGCAAAAAAAAGATCTTTAGATTGCTTGAATTGTATTTCAAACGTTGAAGAACCTATAGATTTTCTCAGAGTAGAAGATAAAAGAATAAAAGAACTTTCAAACAGAATGTGCAATGATTGCGGTTGTACCCTATCTTATAAATTACGTCAATCAATAAAAAAATGTGCAAAATGGTTAGAGTGATAGATTTTATAGAATCGAATTTAGAAGTGATAAAGACTTTAATTGATATTGGTCAAATTTCATGTTTCGCTATCAATGAATATGATATTTATAATTTCTACAAATCAATCAATTATGAAAAATCAAAACTTAAAAAATATGCAATTGTAGCAGATAAATTTAAAATATCAACTAAAACAGTTTATAGAACTATTTTAAAAATGGAAAAAAAAATAACCCCTTGATTTAGGGGTTATTGGTTTTATTGTAAAATTACCGGTGTTTTTCCGTCAGTTATAATAATTCTGTTTTTAGAATTTCTTAAAGCTTCAATATATTGCTGAGTTAAAACTTCTTTAGTCAAACCGCCTGATTTTATTCGATTGGTTTCAGCGTCAATTTTGGCTTTTTCCAGATACATTTTCGATATTTCCAATTCATTCTTAACCTGATTAGCTTTCTGAATCGCATTATTACGATTTTCAATTGCATTTGCCATTGATTGAGGTGGTGTAAGTCCAGATGTCAATGTGTTTAAATTAAAACCTTTTCTTTTGAATTTATCAATCAAAACAGATTCTACCTTTTTTTCAAAATCACCTAAATTGTTCATTAAAGAGTCGGTAGTATAAAGCCTGGCTTCCTCTCTAAATGAATCAGTAACTATTTTGCTCAGCGTATTATTTTCAACATTGTCCAGAAATTCGTCACCGGTACCAAGATGTTTATAATTAAGAACAATTGACGGTGCTTGTCCTCTTGTGGCTTGATACGTATAACTTGGGTCAACTGTAAAAATACCAGCATCACGAGCAGAAACACGAACAGCATTGCAATCTGCTTTTTGTTCAAACATTGGAACTTGGTAAAGTTCAGTTCCGGGTCCCAAAATACCCTGTGCGCCTGTTACTTTTTTAAAACTTTCCAAGCCGTTACGGCCATAGTCAGTCATTAAAACTCCTTCATAGTTAGGTTCTGGGCGATTGCAAGATATTAAACCAATAAAAGCAATAAAAGCAATTCCTAAAATCATTAATTTTTTCATAAATATTTATTTAAAAAATTTGTTATAAGGTAAATAGATTAACAATATGACGCTCCCTATAATCGTCATAAATACTAAGTTCGGCATGTCTGATCTAAAAGCATATATATTTATATAAAAAAGACATATGATAATAATAATGAAAAATATCGATTTAATAATTATTTTTCTCATTTTTCAATACAATAAAGATTATCTTGACTATATTTCGAGTACTGATCTTTAGTAACTTCTTCTACTCCGTGGTTTTTTAAATCAAAATAGTATCTAATATTCCCATTGAAAAATGTTTTAAATCTATTAGTCATTTTAAAACAATCAGGATGTTGGTAAATGTCTTGTTCAGGTTCTTTTGAACAAGACAAAAACAAAAAAGTAATAGAAATTAATAATATTCTTTTCATAATGTTTATTTATTTAAAAAGTTAATATAAGCTTTGTAAGATTCAAATATAGCTTGAATTTGTTTAAATTCTTCTGTATCTCTTTTTGTACTGTATTCTTTCTCAGAAGAGAAAAAATCATCCCAATCTTCAATAGATTTTCTTTTACAACCAATTTTTATTTTACCACCAATAATACAATGTGACCATTTACAAAATTGAGGCATATACGCTAAATCTTTATTTTTTGCGTCACTCAGGTTTGCGTTACTCAGGTTTGCGCCACTCAGGTTTGCGTCACTCAGGTTTGCGTTACTCAGGTTTGCGTTACTCAGGTTTGCGTCACTCAGGTTTGCGCCACTCAGGTTTGCGTCACTCAGGTTTGCGTTACTCAGGTTTGCGTTACTCAGGTTTGCGTCACTCAGGTTTGCGCCACTCAGGTTTGCGTCACT